AGGCAACGGTATAGTTTTATCTCAGACTCCTAGTACTAAAGGAATAAAGACTACAGGACCGCACATTGGTACAGGTGTAATAGGTCCTACAAAAGCACAAGATTATCTCCTAACATGGCCAAACTTGGTAACAAACATACCTGAACTAGAAGCAGAGGCACTAGGCATAGGAGTGAATGCGTCAGCACCACAGCCTGATTTTGTAACAAGAACATACCCATTAGCAATAGGTGTAGAAGGAAAAATATATCCCTCGTTTGCTATAGAGATGTTAAGAGTGCAAACAGGTAAACCAAGTTATATTATTAAAACAAGCGAAATAGGTATTAACGAATTTGCTGTACCGCCATTTGAACCTATAGTTACATTACCAAAAGGTGACGCATATATACGTTACAACAACACCTTTGAGGAAGTAGAATATACTGATATAAACAGTTTACCAAATATGGGCGGAAAGTTTGTTATAGTAGGAGTTACAGCAGAAGGTATTGCAAATCCTGTGCCTACTCCAAGAGGCAACCTCTATCCACAGCATATACAAGCACACATGCTACAAAACTTTATAGATGGTAGTAACATCACCCGTAACCAGTTATCGTCGCTTATAGAACTTCTGTGTGCGTTGTGTGGCATGATTTTAATAGCCTTAGCGGTGTATAAGTTACCTTTACTGTGGACAGCACCTATTTCACTGCTAATATTAGGCGGCGAAGCATACGGTAGTGTGTGGCTATATCAAAATAAATTAGTATTATTAGATGCTACATATCCTGTACTAAGTGGCTTTTTAGTGTTTACACAATCAGCATTTAATAACTTCTATAAACAATACAAATTGCGTCAACAAATCAAAGGGCAGTTTGGTACTTACATATCCCCAGACTATGTTGATATGTTAGTTAAAGACCCTAGTTTAATGAAATTAGGTGGCGAAAGAAAAGAAATGAGTTTTATGTTTGCTGACATAGTCGGCTTTACGCCCATATCAGAAAAGTATATGAAGGAAGATGATCCTGAAGGATTAGTAGAATTAATTAACGGCTTCTTAGATAAAATGACTAAGATAGTTTTAAAGAATGGTGGCACCATAGACAAGTTCATGGGCGACTGTATCATGGCGTTTTGGAATGCTCCATTACCTTGTGATAACCATGCTGAGATGGCAGTTAAAACAGCAATAGAAATTGAACTGCTTGGTGATGAATTAGAAAAAGAAATGGAAGAACGTGGCTTGCCAAGAGTGAAATTTGGTACTGGTGTAAACACAGGTACATGTATTGTTGGTAACATGGGTGCTGAAACTAGATTAGATTATAGTGTTGTAGGCGATGCTGTAAACTTGGGTGCTAGATTAGAAGCACAAACCAGAGCAGAAGACACACCAATTCTAGTTTCTGAATTTACTTACATGGAATGCCCGGACATAGCATTTGCTAAAATGGGAGAAGTTACAGTTAAAGGTAAAGAAGATCCTGTTAAAATTTACGCACCGTTGTTTGACGGCGAAACTAGAAAACTTTACAAGTAATTATTCGTCAGGTGACCAATGTTCCATTGATCGGAACACACTTCTAGAAATATCTAAATCTTTCTTCAATTCAACCAAGTATAAAAATTCGAAAGGCTTCTCGCCTACCTTTTCTAATGGATAATGGTATGCTGATATAATTTTATCAATTACTTTTATGTCTTTTGTAACACAATTAATAAGTCTATTACGCCATTCATTGTCATTAAATAAGTCAACTATAAAAGTATGTTCTTCTTTTAATGGATTGTAACTGTTCATAATACTCAATAACTCATAGTATATTGCTCTTATTGGATTTAAGTTTGCTCTGTAATTAGAAGTAATTAAAGGGTAACGCCATTGATCTTCTCTAGTACATTGATTGTGATAAAAGTGCATGTATTCTTCCATAAAAGATTCATATATACTTTCTTGACTTTTACGCAATCTACTAGCAAGTATTCTTCTGACTTTGTTTAATAATTTTAAATGATATTCAGATATATCGTCCTTGTAAGTGTTGTACATAACATCAACATTAATAGTACCGTCAATAAACTCGTTGGGAATTTCGTTTGACTTTGCAAACTTTATGAGAAACGTTTCTAAACGTATTTTTTTAAAATCTATTATGTCTGACATTTATGTAAATCTAAAATTGTATTAAGTTTGTCGTTACCTTTATTATAATTTAAAGTAACTCTGGCACCCTCGTGCAATGGCTTCGGCCATGTGCCGATGTCCACCCAAGCATAACCACAACTTTCACCATTTAGATTTGGCATAAATTCATGTTCAATGACTGCAACAAAACTATAATACATAAAATTTTTATCCTTACTTTGATATACATCAATTGGATTCAATTTGTTTATGTCTGGCACAAATCCTAACTCCTCATCTAGTTCTCTGGTTAATGCTTCATACGGAGATTCTCCGGCTTCAACAAGTCCTCCCCAAAATCCCCAAGTGTGTTTGTGTCGTTTGTCGCTGTTTCTGAATTGTAAAAGTACACGTTCGGTATCTAGTGCAAGGAAAATTGTTCCTACACCAACTATACCGCTAAATGGTTCTACAGGACTAGAGTCCAATACCCTGGATTGTATTCCCCTTCGTAGATGCTCAGCCATGTGTTACCATTCCATTTATATACTTTACTTGTATTTAAGTTCTTTGTAATTGCTGTACTATTAGAGTTGGCACTTGCATCATAGGAAACACTCCACTTAGTTCCATCAAACTCTATTACATCATTTGCAGACGCATTTATGTTCCATTCAGGATATCCTGAACTTGATAAGTCTTCTGTTATTAAGTATCGTTGCCCTATTGATAAGTTGTCTAATGTTCCGTCTCCTGGAACATTCTTTTGTGGATCAATTATTTTATTAATATTACCTATAGTAGATGCAGGTAATGTGTCGGTATCAAGATTAAAAATTAATTGAGTATCATCACTTGGATTTTTAGCAATAGTTCCTGCTAAGTCCTGTGAGTCATCATCCATATCATTTGTATTTTTTAACTTGATTAAACTGGTATTGTCTTTTAATTCTTTGTCATACATTTCTAATAAAGGCGTCCAACTTTGCTTATTAACACCTGCGGAATCAAAAAGTGTTACAGCACTATTAAGTACACTAACTTTATAATTACCCGGTGATACAATTAATCTAGACTGTATGTCAAAACTTCTAAAAAAGTCTTGAATATCTTCGTCGTAACCTATTTCGCTTAATGCATTACCGCCAAAGTCAGTGATAATATTACTGTGAATTTCGTGTATAATGCTTTGTCTTTTGACTTTAGCAGGTGGATTAATCCATATAGGTAGTTGAAAAGTCAATGTGGATACATCTATTTGCTCATCAACACCTGCTGGAATACTTCTATTAGTAAATTGTATGTCTGTTAATTCAACTTCAACAATTTGAGTCCAATCAAATGGATTAGAATTTTGTTGTAATTGTATTGTTGGATTAAACAGTACTAAAATTTGTTCCATAAGTTGTAATTTAGTATCAGTATTAGGTGTCCATATATCAACTTGCATAGTTAGATTATACGGAACCGGCATATATCTGTTTATTGTATATTGGTTGCCTTGCGTAGAATCATAACTTTGTGTATCTTCGTTAAACTTTCTTTCCGTAATACTTTTAGTATCTGTAAAGAATGGATCTTGTGTTCTATCTCTAGCAATCTGCAAACTTTGAATACTAACACCTATAAAAGGTGTACTATTAATTACATTTTCTGAATTTTGTCGTAATATATGAGAAACCATTCTACTTGGATCTGCATATCTAATTGGCACGGTGTTATATCTTACATCATCACCGTCTCTGCTACCTTCTTTAACTTTGAATGCATGAAATATTCTAATAAATTGTAGAATATATCTTCTAACTTGTTCATCATACCAGTACTGCATAATTAATTATCCGTCTTAGGTTTAACAACTTTACTTAGGTTAACCTTTTCACTTGTTACAGCACCATCAGTGTTTGTTGTCTGTGTACTGTTATTTATAAAGCCATCAAGTATTCTGTTTGCACTTGAGAATACTCGTTTACTATCATCTGCAACTTTGACCCAACGAGTACCTTGTTTCTTAAAAATTCTACTTGGATTAAAGTCAGTTCGTAAAAAATAATCTCCGTCTACTGCTGATAATGGAAAAGTTATACCACTTCCTAATAATTGAGCACCGTTTGGTGCACCTTCTATTGTGCCAATAAACGGTTTGCCTTTGGCATTTTCGTCTACATATAAATGAGCACCATCGGCATAATACGGATCATTTGGAACATTATTTTCTGCTTGTTGTACAATAGCATCTGAAATATCAATTTCATCTTTATATGTACTGATAATATTTCGTAAATCGTCTTCTTCGTCGCCATAGCCAATAATATCTCTGTATTCTTGACTGTCGCTTATTTGTCCTAGTTTACATCTCCACATATGAGGCCACCAATTTGGATCAAATCCTTCTGAAGGCCTACTTGCGTCTGTAATAACATAAAATCTGTTTATGGCATCTTTGCGATCATCGAGTAATAAATCATCTCTTAAATGAGGTAATTCTATTACATCGCCTGCCATAAGTTTTCTACCTATTGTTGATACCATAGTATCTATATGAAAGTTTATAAACAAGGTATCGTTCTGCAAAAACATACCAAATTGTGTTAAGTCAAAATCAGAATCACTAACATTGTATGTTCCTCGCAGTTCATATATGTCGTCACTATACTTTCTGTCTCTATTTTCTAAAAATAGCACATCTTGTATAAATGTTTCGCTTGTTTTTTCATTACCGTCTGAACTATAATTGTTACTTTCTTGCGGTTGTGTAAAATCTTTGGTATCACCCTGATCATGTACACCTAAATATTTGTGTACATTAACGCCTGTGCCACCAACATAAATATTTTCCGCCACAATTCCGTCGACAAACTTATAATCGTTCTTTTTAACTGGGTTCCATAAACTTATTTTAGGCATAACACTATTTATCAGATTGACAACGGATAAGAATTTTGCTATTATGTATTCATGGATATTGGGTATTATGTAATTTTTGGTATATGTATAGTCGGTGTAGGGTATTCTTCTTACAACATTGGATTTAAAGAAGGCTCTAGATTTGGTGCTGGACTTATGTGGGATAAACTTTGGTCAATGGGCAAGCCTAAGAAAGGTGATCCTAATTCTAGGACTGTAGACCTACATAAAGATTCTATTTGACCCGGTTTTTGCCAGAAAAATTATATATAGTTTTTAAAATGAGTAATTATTGATATGGCTAGAAAGAAAATTAGATCAGTTTACATTACAAAGGAACCTGTATGGAAGGAATTAAAACTTCTTACGGACCCTGCTGAACAAGAAACAGCATTTCGCAGTTGTGAATACTTCGTGCGTACAGAAATTAACAAAACAAAATCAATGCCTATTGTTAAAGAGTGGATTAAAAAACATTCAGGATGGGGCAAAGAAGAAATAAAAATTATTCTTGCTAATCCTGACTGGGCATTTAGTTCTTATTCTACTTCTATATACATACATCACAAGTTAGGGTATATGCCAGAGAAGATTAGAGAGCATTATGAGAAAAGAAAACATGAATGGATAACACGTGGCAAAAAATGTCTTGCAGAAAAGAAAGATAAAATTGAAGAGAAGAAAGCAAAGCCTGTAATAAGCATTCAAGATAGAATGAAAGAACAAGTTACTGCTTTATGTGGTGATTTTGAATACTTCCTAGACCAACTGGTCGACGGTGAAAAAACAATTAAAGATTTTGATCCTTACAAAGACATGTTAAAGTATACACCTGAAATAAAGGGACCACATGCAAAAATAATTAAGGAAGGTTTTGAAGCACAATATCAAGAAGCACTCGAAGTTATAGAATGGAAGGACGAAGACCTTAAAGAGGCGTACGGACACTTTGATGTAAAAATGCGTAAGGCGTTCTTACAAGTGTTTGAAAAGATTAATACTGCTTGTGATACTATTATTGCCACAAAAGCGACTACACGCAAGGCTCGTAAGCCTAAAGCACGGTCTAAAGAGGTTATCATAAAGAAATTAAAGTTTGCAATTAACTGTCCAGAACTTGGACTAGCAAGTTTACCTGCTACAGATATTGTTTATGCAAACGAAGTTTGGGTATATAATATTAAAACTAGAAAGATAGGTGTATATAAAGCACAAAATGTTGATCCTAGAAATATGCAAAGACCCGGTACAGGAATAATGGTTAAAGGAACAACACTACAAGACTTCTGTGAAAAATCAAGTACACAAAAAACACTTAGAAAACCAGCAGAAATGATCAAGAATTTTGACAGTGGTAAAATGAAATGTAAAAAATCCTATGAGGAACTTACAACAACGCCCACAAAGATGAACGGTAGATTCAACGAGCATACAATAATACTTAGAACTTTTTGATAAATAGTTGTATGAGTGCAACAGAGACCCCTAGAGATAAACTAATAACAGAGATTAAATTGCGTCTAGGTGACGGAATGATTGATGTTGAATTAGATCCAGAACACTATAATCTAGCAATAGACAGAGCAATACAAACTTTGAGAAGTAGAAGTGATTCCGCTGTTGAAGAAAGTTATGCTTTTTTGCAAACAGAACCAGATGTACAAGAATATACATTGCCAGGCGAAATTCTTAATATAAGAAGAGTATATCGTAGAGGTGTAGGTGGCGGTAATATAGGTACAGGTACAAACTTTGATCCGTTTGACGTTGCATTTCAAAACACTTATCTTATAAATGCTGGTGTTGTTGGCGGACTTGCTAATTATGACGCATTTACTCAATACAAAGAAACACTTAATAGAATATTTGGTGGTGATTATGACTTTACGTTTAACACAAATACCAAAGTATTAAAAATATTAAGAAAAATTTCTGTAACAGAAGATATAATGATTCAAGTTTCCAATTTAGTTCCAGAACATAACTTGTTAGAAAACGAATATTCCAGACCTTGGATGGCAGACTGGGCATTAGCAGAAGCAAAAATGATGCTCGGAGAAGCAAGAAGTAAGTATGCTTCAGGCTTACCAGGACCACAGGGTTCAGTACAGTTAAATGGCGATGCTCTAAAGCAAGAGGCCATATCTGAAAAGGAAAGATTGCTACTATCAATAATTAATATGGAAGAAGGCAATAAGAATTATGGTTTTGTTATAGGATAAATGAACACAATAGGATTACTAGGAAATATAGGCTCGGGAAAAAACACCGTAGCACAATATTTGGCAACTAAAGGATGTATTCCGACTTCTTTTGCAGGACCTCTTAAAGACTTATGTGCTAACGTATTTGGTTGGCATAGAGATTTACTAGAGGGCGAAACTGACGAAAGCAGAGCATTCAGAGAAACAGTTGATATTTTCTGGAGCAAAAAACTAAACATACCTAACTTCACACCAAGACTAGCATTGCAGTTAGTTGGCACAGATGTTATGCGTAATCATTTCGATCAAAACATTTGGATAAGCAGTTTAGAATATAGAGTAAGAAAACTACATAGTCAAAATGAATGTGTGGTTATCAGTGATTGCAGATTTCAAAATGAAGTAAATTTAATTAGAGCAATCAAAGGTACTGTCATACTGGTAGAAAGAGACGAAAAACCAGAATGGTATGCTATTGCTCTTAAGGCTAACCAAGGCGATGCAGTTGCAAAACACATAATGACAAGAGATTTCAAACATATCCATACAAGTGAATGGGATTGGATAGGTTGCGAAATTGATTTTGTAGTAAAAAATGATAGTACAAAAGAAGATTTATTTGCTCAAATAGATGATGTACTAGAAAAACTTCCACAAAAACCTGAAATATTCATGGAAAACAACATAGAAATAATTTAAGACCTTATTTATCTCTTTTTGTTATTTTGGCCGAATTGCTACTTTTATAATACCCTAATTATTGCATTTTTTAATAAATACATGTAACCAATTAAGGTATAATAGGAGAAAAATATGGCAACATTAGTATCACCTGGTGTAGACATTTCAGTATCGGACGAATCGTTTTATTCGCCCGGAGGTCCTGGAACAGTACCTTTGATTGTGATCGCAACAGCAAAGAATAAATCCAACCCAGATGGTTCAGGTCTAGCACCTTACTCCAAATCTGCAACGGATAACCAACTTTACTTAATCACAAGTCAGAGAGAATTGTTACAGCAATACGGAAATCCAAAATTCTACAGCACAGGCGGAACTCCACAACATGGTTACGAATTAAACGAGTACGGTTTATTAGCCGCACACAGTTTCCTAGGGTTGGCTTCAAGAGCATACGTTCTTAGAGCAAACGTAGACCTAGACGAATTGCAACCATTAACAAACGCACCATCGGCCGATCCAGCAGATGCTACCATTTGGGTAGATTCAAGTGCAACAAAGTGGGGTATCTTTGAATATAACACATCTACAGCCAAGTATGCTGAAGTCACAGACGTCAAAATATTTGCTAAAGATGAAATCACTAGTGGTGGGTTACCAAAACCATCAGTAGGAAAAAATGGAGATGTCGGTGTCTTAGGAATAGACGCAAACGGTAAAGCAACAGCAGAAATTGTTTACTATAAAAAAGCATCATCAGTATGGACAGAATTCACAGACGCTTCTGCATTTGAGGGAACAACAGGCGTAGATTGCCAGTTCTCAACACATTTAAATAGACCAACAGCACAGAAGGACAGTGGTGCACTTGCAAACAGTGACTTACTTGTTCAAACAACATCTGCGGCAAGTGGTCTAAAATACGGACTTAAAGTATACAACTCATCAACAGCATCATTTGTAAGCACAACAGCAGAAGGATATTTGAACTCTGCAGAGGCTTATGCAAGTACAAGTATTGGAGCCACACCTAGTGCAGGCACATTCTTTGTAGAATATGATTCAGGTAACAAAGTTGATGCAGACGTACATGGTAGATTTGCATTAAGAAGACATAATGGTCAATCAAGTTTAGTAGTACAAAGTTCAGCCGCAATTACAGATACAGCAGTCAGTCAACAAACTGGCGGTTCAGACTACGGTATAAGATTAAATATTAATAACAGTTCAACTAATATTGACGTTAAATTTAATACTGATACAAGTGGTGACGGTAATTGTAGTGTCGATGACATTGTACAAGACATCAATGACGCATTAGCATCTGCTTCTGCAACAACTGTAACAGCATCTAACGTTGCTGGTAAAGTAACACTTACATCAAGTGATGGTAAAGACATTAACGTATCTAACGGTAGTGTAGGCGGTAGTGTATTTAACATAAACTCAGCAATTAAAATAGCAGTAGGTAACTACAGTAATTTTGAAGTTGCAGACGTTTCAGGAACAGTTGCAAAAATTAGCAGTAAAGACTATGAGTTCGGTACAACTGCACCATCAGGAGACTTGGTAACAGGTAAACTATGGTATGACAGTAGTGCAACAGTTGACATTTGGTATAACAAAAATGTTGGCGGAACAGCAACATGGACAAAATACTCAGCAGACTACGACGTAAACGTAGCCGCTAGTGAACCAACAACACAAAGTGACGGTGGTTCTTTAGTAGATGGCGACCTTTGGGTTGATTCAGACGATTTGGAAAACTATCCATTAGTCTATAAAAGAAAATCAAGTGCATGGATACTAGTTGATAACACAGACCAAGTGTCTGCAGACGGTATTCAATTCTTAGATTTAGCATCATACGGTTCAGCATCTGTTGACGCAGACGCAATAGCACCAGCAACAGTACCATTTGGTATTTTAGCATGGAACTTTAGAGCCAGTGGTAAAAACGTTAAGAAATACTACACATCATATGCATACAGTGGTGGAACATTAACTAATGTATGGGTAAGTGAGTCAGGCAATAAGTCAGACGGTTCACCTTACATGGGTAGAAAAGCACAAAGAAAAGTTATTGTTAAGTCAATGCAGGCCGCATTAGCAAACAATAGTGAAATTAGAAGTGAGGTTAATTTCTATAACTTGATTTCTTCTCCAGGATATCCAGAATTAATAGATGAGATGATAACTCTTAACACAGATAAGAAAGAAGTCGCATTTATTGTTGGTGATACTCCAATGAGATTGAAGTCAGATGCAACAAGCATGAAAAATTGGGCAACCAATGCCAATAACGCAAGTGAGAACGGCGAGGATGGACTTGTTTCAAGTTCACCATATGTATCAGTACATTATCCATCAGGTTTAACAACAAACTTAGATGGTGCTAGTGTGGCTGTACCGGCTTCACATATTGCATTAAGAACATTTGCATTTAATGACAATGTGGCATATCAATGGTTTGCACCAGCAGGGTACCAAAGAGGTATCGTACAAAACGCAACTAGTGTTGGATTTGTATCAAGTACAAGCGGTGAGTTTACTCCAGTTTCCTTGAACAACGGACAAAGAGATACACTTTATGGAAATAAAGTTAATCCTATAGCAAACTTCCCAGGAAGAGGCTTAGTTGTATTTGGACAGAAAACTCTTAACCCAACTGCAAGTGCATTAGATAGAATTAACGTAGCAAGGCTTGTAAACTATATTAGATATCAATTAGATATCGCAGTTAAGCCTTTCTTGTTTGAACCAAATGATGGTATAACAAGATCAGGTGTTAAACGAGTTGCTGACCAACTATTGTCAGAACTAGTTACACTAAGAGGTCTATTTGACTTTATTAGTGTTTGTGATACAACAAATAACACACCTGCAAGGATTGATAAGAACGAATTATACTTGGATATAGCAATTCAACCAACTAAAGCAGTTGAATTTATATACATTCCGATTAGAATTCAGTCAACTCTTGGTCAAACAGGCTCAGAATAAGATTATTCTAACTATTATGAAGGGTGGATTTTTCCACCCTTTATTTTTGGCCGAAAAGAGATAAATAAATGCAATAGCATGTAAAACATGTGATTAGGAGATCGAAAGATGGCAGTAACAAAAGATAAATTTGGTGTACCAATTGAAGGTGCTCGATTAGGTATTTTACAACCTAAACTCAAATACAGATTCCGTGTACTCGTAACTGGATTTGGAGCAGGTGGTAGAACCGATGAGTTCACAAGTAACATTGTGAGTGTAACTAGACCAACATTTAATGTTGATGAAGTTGAAGTTCACAGTTATAACTCTCGTGCATATATTTCAGGTAAACACCAATGGGAAGCGATTAATCTCAGTTTAAGGGATGATATTACTAACCAAGTTTCCGCTTTAGTCGGTCAGCAAATCCAAAGACAATTTAACCATTTCGAACAAACTACCGCAGTTAGTGGTGGAGACTACAAGTTCGATATGCTTATTCAAGTCTTAGATGGTACAAATGCTGAGCCAACAGAGCAATGGGAACTAGAAGGATGTATGCTACAACAGGTTAACTATAGCGACCATGCCTATGATGCCAGCGAAATTGTACAACTAGACTTAAACGTCAGATACGACAACGCGGTACATGTGGCAGGACCTAATACACTCGGTGGTAAAGTAGCCGCAGGTGATCCATTCCCATTAGTATCACCATTACCGGCTTCCCCTGGCACTGGAGTATAATTTAGGCCTATAGGGTTTAACCAATGGCAAAATTCTGGAAAGAGTTAATCGGCGGACAAATAAAGAACGGGATTTATTTAGCCGGACCTAGACACGCAAGTTCTAAACTTGGTAGTTTCAGTTCCGGCAACCCACCCCGCTTACCATTTCAATATATTGTACACTTTGATATTAATCCAAATATCTTAGGTGTACTATTACCAAGCAGTGGACCATTTGACTATGCTCAAATGATGAAAACAATAGATATGCCAAGCATGTCTGTAGCAGTTGAAAAACGTCCAAAATATAATAAAATGACACCAGTAATTGTTTCAAAAGAATTCAAACCTTTTTCATTTACAGTACATGATGACGTATCAAGCACATGGTTTAGATTTTGGCAAGTGTATTACAATCATCATTTCACTGATGGCAGACACAGTCAACGAGCAGGCACAGTTGATGTATCAGGTTTTAACAACCAACTACACAACGATCAATCAATGCTACCTGAAGGTATGAATAGAAGTCAACTTGATGGCATAGATATACAAAATAAAGCATACTCGCAGTTTATAAGCAATATACATGTTTATCAATTACATGGGCAAACTGTAACGAGAACAACAGCAGTAAATCCTATTTTAACTGATGTCACATTTACACCACTTGACTATGCTGGTGCAGGCACTTCACAGGAAATAACATTTAATGTTGAATATGAAAAACTTATGTATTGTCCTATTATAAACTTTGAGTTTGATGAAGATGAAACATTTTTACAAGCCGCAATAGAAGATGCCACAAAAGCAACACCATTTAATCCAACAGGAGACAAGGTACGTGGATTAGTTAAAAACCTATTTGGATTAACTCAACGTGCAGGTAACAAACGTATTAATTTAGAAGGCTCTGCAAACAGAATGAGATCAGATTATGATGGTGCAATTAAAAAACTAGATGGCTTAGATAGTGATGATCAGGGTATTGGATTTTTTGGCAATTTAGTTAGAAATGCTGTTAGGAAAAAAGCAAATGAACTTACAGGCGACCTCCTTAAAAAGAACAACAAAAACCTTAACAAGTTTAACATAAACTAATGAGTACAATATACAAAAACTTTGGCATAGATTTTGATACTAATAAGTCAAATAATCATTACAAAATAATTTCAAAAACAGGCGAAGAACTTAACATCAATCCTGATATACTTCAACTAGAGCAACTTAACACAGCGAACACACCAAGTAGAAGTTTAAACGGATATCAAATAGATCAAGTATTTTCAGATTTCAAAAGTGCAGGATTAACAGATAAACTTGCAAATTTTTATACAATAACATTACAAAATATTGCAGATAAGCAAGAAGTAGATGTACTAGGCTTGTATAAAAAAGACGAAAGTGGTGATATTATAATTACAGATATACTGCTGAATCACATAAATGAAACTTTGCCAAATGCAGTAAGATTCCAAAATCCTGTATCTAAATCAACAGACAAATACGTTCGCTTACTAATAGGGGCGTAACATGCCAAAATATGCCAAAGGCACATTTGAACCAACTAATCCCTCTAAATATGTAGGTGCTAAAAGTCCTTTCTATAGAAGTAGTTGGGAATTAGCATTTATGAATATGTGCGACAATCATCCAAATGTTACACAATGGGCAAGTGAAAATATTAAAATACCTTATAGGCATCCGGTGTCTGGCAAACACACCGTATACGTTCCTGACTTCACAGTAATTTACACAGACAAAGATGGTAAGAATCATATGGAAGTTATTGAGATAAAACCTGGCAGTCAAACAACAATGGAAAGTGCAAGAAGTAATGCAGAAAAAATACAAGTTGCTATTAATATGGCTAAATGGACAGCCGCAAATGAGTGGTGCCAACGTAAGGGTGTTAGGTTCAGAGTGCTAAATGAGAATCACATATACATGAACACCAAGAAGAGAAAGAACTAAATAGTGTTATGACAAGGAAACTGGAAGAAGAATTTAATTTACCGCCTATTGACGAAGTAATGCCTGTTCCAAACAAAGTAGAAAAATCAAAAGAAATTACCGAAGTAGAAGTCAAAGAGGCACTTACTAATGCTGAAAAAATAGATTCAGCACTACCTAAAGTTAAAGATTTAACAGCACATGATAACGAAATGGAAGATATTGCCACTAAGGCATTGGATAGTTATGATGAACTTATGAACTTAGGTATGAATGTCCAAGATGCTCATGCAGGTAGAGTATTTGAGACAGCAAGTAAGATGTTACAAATAGCAATGGATAGCAAAAATGCTAAAGTTGATAAAAAATTAAAGATGATTGACTTGCAAATTCGTAAAATGAGGCTAGATCAAAACGAAGGAACTGAAACTGCAAGTGAAGGTAGTGTAATGGACAGAAATCACATCCTCCAAATTTTAAACAAAAAAGATAAATAACTACATAGGAGATAGTATGAAGACACCTTTTAAACAATTTATAACAGAAAGTTTTGAAAAAACTTTTAACTATAGAATCAAATTTGCTGGAGATATATCCAACGAAGGCATAAAGCAGTTAGAAAATATTCTAGGCAAGTATGGTGTACAAAGTGTCAGTAGTGCTAAAAGAACTCCTATTCAAGAAGAACCTTTAGATTTTAAAAACAAAAAACTTAAAGGCCCAACAGAAGTAACAAGTGTAGACGTTGTATTACAATACCCAATAAACGAAAGATTATTAGAAGTGTGGGTAGCAGTAAATATGCAAATGATGTCAGAACATGTTGTTATTCAACCAGTAGACAGTCCAAGAACATTAGAAGATGAAGTTACTAAAAACAGAATTGAAAATGATAAAGACAGATATGCTGATATGGAAGAATCAGAACTTACTAATGAAGAACAAGCACATTACGAAATTGAAAACAAAGATTTAGATTTTGCAGAGTTAGGCATGTACGGTGAAGAGTTTAACGAGAAGTTTTTAAAAGAATTACAAAGTATTAAAGACGAAAAAGGTGCAGACTATTTCCGTAACTATCCAAGCAAAAGCATGATGATGGGAGACGACCTAAAACCTTTAGCAGACGCAGTAGGCTTAGCACACGATCCAAGTGTACAAGGTAACGAATACCCAATTAATCAAGGACCAGTGGTACAATAATGTCAGAAGAAATTAGAAAATATATGTCACTGATGGAGTCATTTTATACTTCATCACCTTATGGAATGCAAGGTGCAGACGACCAAGACGACAAAGAAACTGTTACATACAACAGAACTAAAAAGCAAGGCGATGCAACTGTTACAGTTAATGCTAATGCTGACAGCATGGACGAACTACATCAAATACTTAAACTAGCAGGAATAGATGCACACGGACTAGAAGGCAGTAAAGGGCCTGAAGAACCAGAAGCACATGATCACGAAGAGCCAAAGCAAGGCGAATATGCTGATGATGAAACTTGTGATGATTGCGGCAAGCCAGGTTCAGAGTGCGAATGCGAAGGACACGACCACAGTGAAGAAGAATCACCATGTGATAGTGAAGAACCAAAAATGAAAGTTATTAGTCTTAAACCAAAATCAATGGGATATAACTCAATTGGCGGCGACAAAAAAGAAATTCTTAACGCATTAATGAATCGTTACAAAAGCCTTTAAACACTTTTCTTAACCCAAAACCCACATAAATAACTGTATGCCAAAAGGAACGCAGGATTACAGTTTAACCAAACGAGCATT